CGAGGGCCCAACCATCAACCTAGAGCGTGTCTCACATATGATTACTGACCTTTACTCCGATAAGAAGAACTTCATCGGTAGAGCCAAAATCATGGATACCCCATACGGTAAAATTGTTAAAAATTTGATTGATGAGGGTGCAAAACTAGGCGTTTCAAGCCGTGGTATCGGTTCTTTGGAAGAAAAGAACGGCGTAAACTATGTGAAAGACGATTATCAGTTAGCCACGGCTGCGGATATTGTAGCCGATCCATCGGCTCCAGAAGCCTTTGTAAGAGGTATTATGGAAGGAAAAGAATGGATTTGGGAAAGTGGCAGATTGGTAGAAAGAGATCTAGAAGAAATTAAAAAGAGCATTCAAAAAGCCTCTTCCCGAAAACTAGAAGAAACAAAAATTCAAGCATTTGAAAGGTTCTTACGGAATCTTTAAGAACACTAAATACAGTTTGACACCTTCATAAATTCACAAGGAGCGAGTTCATGGACTCATTTAAGAACGAAGAAGTAGAAGAAATCCTCGAAGAAGAGGAAACCACAACCGAAGCAGCACAAACTGATTCGGAAGAAGTAGTCGTAACAGACGAAGAAACCATCGAAGAGGATTCGGCTGCTACTTTGAAGGCTAATGTTGCCGCAAAGCAAGCCAAGGGAGATAAGACTAATCTTAAGTCTGCTCCTGCCGCTGCTGGATCATCAAAGTATGCGGGTCTTTACAAGGATGGAACAGGTAAGGGAGTTGTAATTCCTGAACCAGTTGCCACCGATGGATCTGCTTCTGCCGACAAGCAAATGAAGTTGGTGGACGCAAAGCGTTCTGGTAAGACTGAAGGAGTTCAAGTTCATATGGACGCTATGTTCAATGGAGAAGAACTAAGTGAAGACTTCAAGAACAAGGCTTCTACCATTTTTGAAACCGCTCTCAACGAGCGTGTTCAAGTTATTGAAGCCGAAATTAAGGCTGAATACGAGAATCGTCTCATCGAACAAACTGAAACGATGAAGACTGAACTCACTCAGCAACTTGATTCATACCTCTCATATGTTGTAGAGGAATGGATGGAAGAAAATAAACTTGCTGTAGAGAAGGGTCTACGCACTGAAATCGCTGAAGAATTTATTGAAGGTCTTCGCGGTCTCTTCTTGCAGCATAACATTGAAGTCCCACAAGGCAAGACTGATCTGCTAGATCAAATGGCAGAGAAGGTTGAAACTTTGACCGCTTCCTTGAATGAAGAAATTAATAAGACTCTCGACATGAAGAACAAAATTGCTGAACTTGAAAGACAACAACTAGTTGCTTCAATGAGTGAAGGTCTTGTTGATACCGACAAGGAGCGTTTCTTAAAGTTGGCGGAAGGCGTTGGGTTTGAAACCAATAACGAGTTCCGTTCCAAGTTGGAAACAATCCGCGAATCATACTTCGGAGACTCAGGCAAGACCGTATTGAATGAGAATGTCGAAGATGATATGACGGTTGCAGAAAATGCCCCCGCGAACGAACAAGAAACCTTGTCCGAATCAATGGAAGCATACTCACAGATGTTGTCTCGCTTGAGCCGCACAAAGGCTCCAAGCAAGAAGAACTAATTTATAAATAACTTTAACCTTTAAACTACCACAGGAGTATAAAACCAATGGAACTCACTATCTCAGAAGCCCTACAGAGCAAGTGGAAGCCAGTGCTTGAGCACCCAGAACTTCCCGACATCTCTGATCCATACCGCAAGGCGGTAACAACGATTCTCTTGGAGAATCAGCAGCAATATCTACGCGAAGATGGCCCATCAAACATCGGCTCGAACCTTGACGGTGGCGTAGCCGGTGGCAACTCAAATGTTGCTCGTTGGGATCCAATCCTCATTTCGCTCGTTCGTCGTGCAATGCCAAATCTCATTGCTTACGATGTATGCGGCGTTCAACCAATGAGTGGCCCAACCGGTCTTATCTTTGCTCTACGCAGCCGTTACAACAACCAGTTCGGTGACGAAGCCCTATTCCAAGAAGCCAACAGCCGCTTCTCAGGTAAGGCTGCTACCGGTCTAACTGGCGCAGGTCTCGGTCAAACCGCAAACTTCGGTGGCGTAACCGCAACTGATACTGATCCGTTCTATAACGGTGTCAACGCTGGTTTCACCGCAGGTAACTTCGGTCTAGATCCAAACGGCGACCCATTCTTGGGCACAGCAATGTCAACCAACACAGGCGAAGCCCTTGGTTATCCAAACGGTTCACAAGCCTCAGGCTCACAGTTTGCACAAATGGCATTCTCAATCGAGAAGACCACTGTGACTGCTCAGACCCGTGCGTTGAAGGCAGAATACACAATGGAATTGGCACAAGATCTTAAGGCTATCCACGGTCTTGACGCTGAAACCGAACTCGCCAACATCTTGTCGAGTGAAATTCTTGCCGAAATCAACCGCGAAGTCGTTCGTCGCATCTATGTGTCAGCCAAGTTGGGTGCTCGCTCAGGTCTAACTCAGACCACAGGCGTGTTCGACTTGAATGTTGACTCGAACGGTCGTTGGTCAGTCGAGAAGTTCAAGGGTCTGCTCTTCCAAATGGAGCGCGAGTGCAATCAAATTGCCAAGGAAACCCGTCGTGGTAAGGGTAACTTCGTCCTCTGCTCGGCAGATGTGGCAAGTGCTCTAAGCATGGCAGGCGTTCTTGACTACGCTCCAGCCCTCTCAACCAACCTCAATGTTGACGATACAGGCAACACCTTCGCTGGTGTTCTCAACGGT